AAGTAATTGAAAGTTTAGAGAATAAAGGCTAATAAAAATATTTTAATTATGACATAATTTTGACATAATTAAATGCTACGACTAATAATAACAATTAAATAAAAGGAAAATAATATGACTAGAAAAGATTATATAAAAGTTGCTCAAATATTAAAAGAGGCAAAACATAATCCTAATAATTGGAAACTAAGAAATGAAGATGTAATTAATCAGATAGTTGACGAGTTTACAGTTATGTTTAAACTAGATAATAGAAGATTTGATAAAGTT